GGTAAGCTCAAACTTCTTCTTTGCCTCCGACATCAATCTTTCATACTCAGCTCTTACATGCGAATACTTATTACCCTCATGCATGTATCTGCCGATAACAACTGGATTTTTATACCCTGCCTTTTTTGCTGCTTCTGCCCATGTGAGTTGTGGATCATTGGCTGCATTCCATACAAGCAGTCGTTGACGCTTAGTTAAATGCCTTTCATCATGGTTCATATACTCAATTGGCATATCCTCAACACCCTCTTCAAGTGTTGCTTCAACCTTAACGCTTTTTCTTATGTTGTGATTTTTCTTTTGCATCTAATAATCTAGCTCCTGGAAACTGTGTTAATAATTTTACTACATCTTCGCTTTCAAGCAAATCTACTACATATTCTGGTAATTTATCTCTTAGGTCTTTTGTCAGTCTTTTCATAGTTTTGTCAGACTTTTGTCAGAAAACTGTGACAAAAGTAAGAAGCCTGTATTCTAGGGCTCTACAAGGTAATAATATATATAAATAAGAGTATATATATAGTTTTGTCATATATTCTTATACCTACCCTTTCACATTACTCATACACTCGGAGACATTTCCGACCTTATACCCACTTAGACACAAACCCTGACAAAACTGCCAAAACGCCAAAACAAGGCCCAGTAAGGCTTTGCAGCCCATAGTTTTGTCATGGGGTATCGTCATCTGTGACAAAACCCTGCTTTTTGATACCAAAACAGTTATAAAGCACCTCATCTATAACTTCGCAACCGTCATCTGGAGTTTCGCTATAACTTAGGAGTTCGCAGACTCCAAAAGTAAAGATAAGGCTCGCCGTTTCTTTGGGCGAGGCGCCTCTTTTTATAAAATCTTCAAACAAATGATCCAGACGTTCCTTAGCCTCTAAGTGCGTCGGTTTAGGTCGTTTGGAATTTATATCGATAACCTTTAAATGTGTCATACGATAAGTATAAAAGATATGCTTTGTCTTGCAAAGGACTACGTGACTTAGTCTGACGCCTATTTTTTCAGATACATATCAGCACCTTTATTGTTTATACAAGCCAGGTGAGGGCCTGTTCGCGATTAGTCTCTATGCTTATAGTATTGCGATTGTGTATGTTCTTGCCATACCTGTTCAAGATGAGGGCCATGATCTAAAAGCCAGTTGTCTGACACCTCTCTAAGTTTCTTCATATTGTCGCAGAACTGTTTAAAGTCCTCGCAACCATCATCTAATACTTCTTCAGCAGCCATATCTGCATCTATTAATAAATCTTTTAACTTGCTCATTATGATGCCTTCCTTGATTTGTTGATCTTATACTCAGCATCATCTATAGCATCTTTTAAAATAGCCAAAACTTCCTTGTCGTAACTACCAGCTTCAAGCAAAATTCCAATAGCTAAGTTATTTACCAACAAGTAAGCACCCAGTATTGGGTTCATTTCCTTAGATTTTTTATCAACAACACAATCTTGGGCGTAAGTTTGTAAAGTCTCAGCCGCTAATTTAGATGCCAGGTCGTTGTTATGATCTATATCTTTCTCTGTACTCTTGTCCATATTTCTCTCCATAAAATAAATATACCTTTAGTATAATGATATATGTTTACATGTCAAACGATATAATGTAATATCTAATATTAACTTTTGGAGAAGTAAATGAAAAATAAGAATGAAGTAATAGATGCGGCTATGTCAATGATAGGCACCATGAATGAAAATTACATAAACTCGCTTGTAAATACCAAGCCTGAGCCAAAGTATTCGTATGAATTTAATAATGATCTTATGGCATTTAAAAGATTGCAGGCTTTTGTAAATTTTGTTAGGGAACATAATCCAGCCTTATTTGAGAGTGCCTACAGGTATGTAAATGAGGTTGTTGTAGACAATGAGTAATGCTATAAGGTTCTACGTTTTTAAGGCTGTAACACCAGGTGGTGTCTACAGTCTTAAGTTCTTACCTTATGATGCAACTAAGTTTGATCTGATGGGACCAATACAAAAGATGCCACAATTTCAAGATGAAATACTCAGAGCTATGCAAAAGAATACAGACGGCTATACACCTATGTATAATAAAAACAAATCAGTCCAGGAAAACCTCCAAGACCTACACGATCATCTTGGCTACTGGCCAATACCTTTAACACATAAGTATGTGTACGAAGATATAAAAATTAAATACGAAGACGATGGACCTGACTCTATTCACCATCGTTGGGATGATGAAATACCATTTTAAGGAGCAATTATGAATATACCAGAATTAGAAGAATACAAATCAGAAACAAGAGGGGAAGCTCTTGTCTACGCTGATATCCCCAACGAGATATATCACTCTGAGGTGGGTATCAGCAGTAGCACTTTACGTAAGTTTGGTCATTCGCAACTCCATGCAGTTAATGAAGTGCAAAAGACTACAGATGCTATGAACTTTGGGACTGCTGCTCACTATATGTTAGTAGAAGGCGAAGAAGTATATATGAATGAGGTAGCTGTATTGATGGGATCGCCTTACACCAAAGCCTATAAAGAGAACAAAGCTGACATGCTAGAGCGTTATGATTGCGTGATTAAAGATGCAGAAGACAATCATATCAGAGGTATGAAGGCCAACATCATTGATGAAGCTGACATGTATCTACAAGCAGACGGCAAACTCCCAGAAGCCAGTTTCTTTTGGTATGAAGATAAAGTCTTATGTAAATGTAGGCCAGACCTTATATGTCCGCCATTCAAAGGCTTATCAACACCTGGAGAAATCTATGTTGTTGACTACAAGACCACCAAGTCATGCGATCCTAAACAGTTTGCAGACTCTGTGAAGCATTGGGGCTATGACATGCAAGCAGCTTGGTATCGTCGAGGTATGCAGAAAGCTGGCTATGTTGTCAAAGAATTTGCCTTTGTTGCGCAAGAAAAGTTACCACCTTATGCCAGTAAGATATTTGTTATTACAGATGAACAGATGGATAAGGCTTGGGATCGTATGCAAGTATTCTTAGATGCTTATAATAAGTATTTAGATGATGGGCAGACCAGTATCTATAACTCAGGTAGCATTGTTACCTTAGACCTGGAAGATTAATGCTAGAGCGTATAAGTAAACTAATAGACAGATTGTTAGAGTGGTCTTTGCAAAGAACCGCAAATAAATTATCAAGGAGAAACAAATGAAACTACAATTTAATAAAGAAAAACAAAATACCCAAGGTGTGCAGTTTAGAATAGACCCAATTACAAGCCAAAACCTAACTGCATTAAGAAATTATTATTCTGAGCAGGCAGGCAGAAGAGTTACAACGGGTGAAATTTGTAAGCAGTTAATTAATTTACATGCAGAGGAACTAAACAATGAATGATCCAGTAAATCCAAATCATTATAAAGATGGCGCTGTAGAGTGCATTGATGCAATAGAGTCCAGTATGACACCTGAAGCTTTTGCTGGTTATTGTAAGGGTAATATACTCAAATACATCTGGCGCTATGAAAAGAAGGATAAGCTAATCGGACTTAAAAAAGCTCAGTGGTATTTGAATATGCTAATTGAGATAGAAGATAAAGACACACCAATGCCTGATGATGAATGGAAAAGGGTTTAGTCTTTGTGCAGATTAATAAAGTATTCAGCTTCTACTACAGCTAAAGTTTTAGATCTATTTCGTTTAATAATAACTAATGGCTCATGCTCGCCGCAGTTAGCAGATGCCTGGTCATAAGCCTTCCAGATATTTAAAGCTTCCTGGCATTTACATTCTATAGAATAAGGAAAAGCATCTCTTGCCTCTTTACTCATAATCACATCTTCGCCACCAGCTCCCATTGAGGTTGATCTTACATTCTCTGGATGTATGTCCAAGAGTTCTATAAGTTTATCTCTAACCCATTGCTGAAGTTTGCGACCTTTTTGTTTTGCTGATTGTGGTTTCATAAGTAGATGCTAGGTGGGGTTATGGATTGTATTATACGGAGTTATACATTTACCCTAGAGGCCCCTAGCAAGCCTATTGTTTTATATCGAAGGTTTGCCTGTCTCCGCAGCAGCCATACTTGGTGGTACATCAGCCTGTGTAGGCGGAGTAAAACCATCATCCTTCGGCGTTCTAAATGCAACTATCTCATTAGAAGTTTCACGATAATCTTCGTTAGGATTATCGCTATTATCTTTCTCTGAAACAGTAACCAGTAAAGTTTTACCTTGTAGGTCCGTTGCATCATCTGGTGCATTAGTCATACCAAGAGCAGTAAGAAGTCGTTTAAAGTCAGACTGTGCATAGCCTCTAACTTCTTCTTTAGGGTGCCACAAAGAAAAATACTTTCTTAGGACCCAGCCATTGTACTTAGGCTCATTGTGAACTTTACATTCAAGCTTAATGCTTTCATTGCCAGCAGCAGATGTGTATTTCTCACATGTATAAATAATACAATTATAATCACCTTTCGGTATATAAGGCTGTGAAGCCTCCATTTCTGATTCCATATTAGCGAAATCCATTCCATCAAAGTCAGACATTATGCTTCTCCTTTAAATCCTAACTTGTTAATAATTAATGATAAGTCTGGCTTCTCAAGAGGCTCCAACTTACCACTCCTATCCTTAGCTATATAATTAGAGCCAAGAGTTGTTTGCAACCAACGTTCCGTTGTCTTCTTACCTTTATCATCTTCAACATCAAATGTTCTAAGACATAAGACTTCATCAAAGAAGTAAGGTATTTGAGTTGGTAGTTTTGCTCCAACCATCATTGGTTGATAGTGCAACATACCAGTTGCTTCATCTCGTACTTCTTGCTGTTTAGCAATAAATACTACATGAATAGGTAGGTCCCTAAATCTACGCATGGTCTTGGTCATTATCTGAATAACCTCGCCATAAGCTTTTCTTGGGTCCTTATTCTTTTTGAACTCATTTGCTAAAACAATCTCTGACATTTCTGTCACGCTGTCTAAACAAACAGTATCATAGTCTAACTTGCCACTTTCTAATAGCTGAGCTATCTCTTCTATTTCAGCTGCCTCTTTGACTTCAATAGCAGTCACGTTCTTAGCATCTTTAATAGATAGAAGACCAGCTTCCATACTTATAACAAGAGTCTTGCCTGGCACAGTTTGACACAGAGTTGTTTTACCACCACCTGAGATTCCGTAAACCAATAGCTTGGCCCCTTGTGATTCGACTAGCTCACTCGGGCTTTTTATACGACTTATAATATCGCTCATACATATCCTCCAAAAGATAAAATATTAGTATACAGAGTAAAAATCTATCTGTATACTCATTGTTTAAAATAAATTTATTACAAAAAGCAACCATGAGCAAAGTAGATAAAAACCAATGGAAAGTGAATTATTTATACAGGCTTCAACAGTTATGTAACAAAGATTTAGACGTCTTATATGCTAACAAACTAGAGCCAGAATACAAGGAGAGAGAAGTGAATCGTATATCTTTAAGAGATTATATTGCCTATATAGGCAACGCTGGAGCAGCAAAGTTATTTGAATGTTCTGAAGCAACGGCAAAGTCCTGGAGGTATGGCCAAAGGCAACCATCCATCAAACAGGCGAAGAAGATAATCAAGGCAGCAGACGGCAAGCTAGACTTTGAATCTATCTATGGATCACTTGAAACTACATTTGAAGAATAGTAGAAGTGTTCAACGTCAAAGCAACAGCAGAAGATTCTGCGTTGGACTTAGCGCTTGCTTATGCGGAGTCAGGATTTAGCGTAGTTCCGTTACAACGCCATAATAAGGTCCCACCAAAAGGACTAGGCAGTTGGGAAAAGTATAAGAGCGAACAGCCAACAACAGAAGATATAACAAGATGGTTCAAAGGCCGTGATGATTTAGTCGTAGCCTTAGTAACTGGAAAGTTCTTAGTTATAGATGCAGATACACCAGAGGCAGTTATATGGGCTGCCAATAATTTACCAGTCACCCCATTAAAGGTAGCTACTGGTAAGGGTATGCACTACTACTACAATAACCCAGAAAATTTCACGACTTATGTTGCAAGGAGAACTGCGGATTTTGATCCTGCGAAGCTCATTGATATAAGAGGCGTCGGTGGTCTGATTATTGCCCCCTATAATATTCATGCTACTGGCGCTATTTATGAACCACAGGTCATACCAGGTTGGGAGTTGTATGACACAGGAGATTTACCAGACT